TATGAGATTGCTGCGGCTTACACCGGTAGTCATCACGATTATTCTCGTTTAGCATCTTCTGTGGCTATTTCTTCTTACCATAAAGAAACTGAAGAAAGTTTTAGTGCTACAATGGGTTTATTACACGTTGATGGTGTGGTAAATGATAAATTGATGGAAACTATTTTAAATTATGGTCCTTCTAATATTGATTCAGCAATTAATCACGAGAATGATTATAATTTTGACTATTTTGCTTGGAGGTCATTACAAGAAATGTATTTGTTAAAAACACCTCAAGGTAAAGTGATTGAAAGACCACAACATATGTATATGAGGGTGGCTTTATGGGTAACAAAATCATTTGAAGAGGCTATATCGTATTATCAATCATTATCTAATCAAATTATCTCTCCAGCAACACCTATTATGATTAATGCGGGCACAAAAACACCTCAATTGGCGTCTTGTGTATTACATTATAACAATGGGGATTCAAGACAGGGATTGTTAGAGACATTAAATGACATCTCAACATATTCTTCAGATGCTGCGGGAATTGGGTTGTGTATGTCTAATATTCGTAGTAAAGAGAGTCGTATTAATTCATCTGGTGGATTTGCAGGTGGATTGTTAAAATACCTTAAAATTGTTAATGAATCTCTCCGTTTCTTTAACCAACAAGGTAGAAGACCCGGAAGTGCGGCTATCTATATAGAACCTTGGCATAAAGACATTATTGATTTACTTGAGATTAAGAAAAACACTGGGTCGGAAGAATTAAGAGCTAAAGATTTATTCACATCAATATGGTTACCGGATAATTTTATGAATGCTGTTAAAAACAATTCTGATTGGTATTTGTTTTGTCCTAATGACATTGTTAAGGCGGGCATTAAACCATTACAAGAGTGTTATGGTGATGAATATGAAGATAATTATGGTAGAGCGGTTGAGTTAGGTCTTGGTAAAAAAGTGAAGGCTCAAAATATTTGGAATAAAATCATTGAATCTCAAGTTGAGACTGGTGTTCCTTATCTATGTTCTAAAGATAGTGCAAATAGAAAAACTAACCATCAAAATATTGGGGTTATCAAACAATCTAATCTATGTAATGAAATTTATCAATATACTGATGAGAGTACGACAGCTATTTGTACCTTATCATCAATGGTGTTAAAAAATTTCATTGTTAATGGTAAATTTGATTTTAATTGGTTATATAGTGAAGTTAAAAAAGTAGTGAGAGCCCTTAATAAGGTTATTGATATTAATAGTTATTCTACTGAACAAGGTAGAAAAGGTGGGTTAGAACAAAGGGCTATTGCCATTGGAACTCAAGGACTTGCTGATGTATTCTTCTTAATGGACTATATTTTCACATCTGAAGAGTCAAAAAAGTTAAACAAACAAATTTTTGAAACTATCTATTTTGCGGCGATAACTTCTAGTATGGAATTATGTAAATCAGGTGAATATAAACCTTACCAATTTTTTGAAGGTTCTCCGATGTCAAAAGGAGTGTTCCAATTTGATATGTGGGGGTTGGATTATGAAGGTTTAAGTAGTATGTGGGATTGGGATTCACTTAAATTAGAAGTATCAAAATATGGTGTTTGTAATTCGTTATTTACCGCTCAGATGCCTGTGGCGTCTTCAGCTAAAATTACCGGTTCATTTGAAATGATAGAACCAGCTCATTCGGCGTTGTTTAATCGTAGAGTTGTTGGTGGGGAAATTTTAATTGTAAATAAATACTTAATTAACGATTTTGAGAAATTAGGTATTTGGGGTGAAGACTTGAAGAATGAGATTATTATGAACGAAGGGTCAATTCAAAACATTAATTTTAATAACTATCTTGACCCTGAAGATAAAAATTATAAAAAGAAAGTTAAGAGAGTAGAACATTTAATTCCTAAATACAAAACAATTTGGGAGATATCTCAAAGAGAATTAATTGATATGGCGGCTGATAGAGCTCCATTCATTGACCAATCACAATCAATGAATATCTACATGTCAGAACCGACATTATCAAAAATTTCTTCATCTCACTTCCATTCTTGGGGTAAAGGATTAAAAACTTTATGTTATTATGTTAGAACAAAAGCGATATCAACCGGAGCAAAACATTTGGCGATGGATATTTCAAAAATCCAACAACCAAAAATAGTTGAAAAACCAACGGTTGAATTAGTTAAGAAACCGGAGGATTCGGACTTTGAATGTTTTGGATGTGGTTCTTAATTAAAATAAATTATGATATAAATCACGACATATGTCGTGATTTTTTATTTTGGGGTATTTATTAGAAATAATTGTGACACTATATTTATAGTTATGAGTGATGGTAAAACATATGGAATTAATTTTCCTTTTAGAGATTCGTATGATGGTAAGTATTTAGACCTTTCTGATTATAATGACCAAGAGATTAGAAGTAGTCTGGTTCATTTATTATTAACAAGAAAAGGTACTAGATATTATTTACCTGATTTTGGAACTAGATTATATGAGTTTATTTTTGAACCTTTAGATGGTCCAACATTTTCGGATATAGATGCTGAAATTAGGTCTTCAGTGGAAGACTACATCCCTAATATCACAATAATAAATATTAGTATTACCGCCGCGTCAGATGGTGAGGAGGATAAAGGTACTTATATTGATAGTAATGATGATAGAGTATATAGGGTTCCTGGTATAGGAACTAAAGAACATACCGCTAAAGTTAGAATTGATTATAGACTTAACAATGATGTGTTTAATCAAAAAGATTTTGTAATTATTAATATTTAATGTTATATGGCAAATAAAAAAATTTCATACACAACAAGAGACTTCCAAGCAATCAGAACGGAATTAATAAATTTTACAAAAACTTATTATCCGGATACTATTGAAAACTTTAACGACGCTTCCGTATTTTCGGTATTAATTGATTTAAATGCTGCAGTAACGGATAACCTACAATTTAATATTGATAGAAGTATCCAAGAGACCGTATTACAATATGCTCAACAGAGGTCATCAATTTATAATATTGCAAGAACTTATGGGTTAAAAGTTCCGGGTCAACGACCATCAGTTGCTTTAGTAGATTTCTCAATTACAGTTCCCGCTTATGGAGATAAAGAAGATTTAAGGTATTGTGGTATATTAAGAAGAGGTTCTCAAGTTATTGGTGCAGGACAAGTTTTTGAAACTGTGTACGATATTGATTTTTCATCACCATTAAATGCCGATGGATATCCTAACAGATTAAAGATACCAAATTTTGATTCAAATAATAAATTATTGAACTATACAATAACTAAAAGAGAAACAATAGTTAATGGTATTACAAAAGTATTCAAAAGAGTTGTAACCTCAAATGATGTTAAACCATTTTTTGAGATGTTTTTACCTGAAAAAAATGTTTTGGGGGTAACGAGTGTTTTATTAAAAGACGGTACTCAATATGCGAACATCCCGTCTGCACAAGAATTTTTAGGGTTAGACGATAGATGGTATGAAGTGCAAGCATTGGCTCAGGATAGAGTTTTTATCGAAGACCCAACTAAAGTGTCCGACCAACCTGGAATAAAAGTTGGTAAATATATGTCAACTAATGATAAGTTCATAACAGAATATACACCAGAAGGGTTTTTTAAAATCACATTTGGTGGGGGTAGTCAATCTGCTGACGAACAATTAAGAGAGTTTGCTAGAAATGGGTACGAAATGAACTTAAATAAATATTCCAATAATTTAGGGTTAGGTAGTATTCTTAAATCTAATAGTACAATCTTTATCCAGTATAGGATTGGTGGGGGTACAGGTTCAAATTTGGGGGTTAATGTTATTACTCAAATAGGGACTGTTTCATTTAGTGTTAATGGACCTTCAGATTCTATCAACACTAGTGTTATTAATTCATTAAGATGTACAAATGTTACTGCGGCAATCGGAGGAGGTAATTACCCAACAACAGAAGAAGTTAGAAATTTAGTTACTTATAATTTTGCTGCTCAAAATAGAGCGGTAACCGTAAATGATTATGAATCATTAATTAGGTTAATGCCGTCTCAATTCGGGGCGCCGGCAAAAGTTTCTATAACTGAAGAAAATAATAAGATAAAAATCCAAATGTTGTCTTATGATGAAAATGGTAGTCTTACTGAAATTGTTTCAGATACTTTAAAACATAATGTGGCAAACTATTTGTCAAATTATAGAATGATTAATGATTATATTTCTATTGAAGTTGCCAATGTGATTGATTTAGGGGTTAATGTTGATATTGTATTAGATAATACACAAAATCAGGGAGCAATCATTTCTAAAGTGATAAACATTGTGTCGGATTACTTCGCACCGACTAACAGACAAATGGGGGAAAATGTTAATGTATCAGAATTAAGACGATTAATTCAAAGTGAGAATGGTGTAATTTCATTATCAGATATATTGTTCTTTAATAAAGTGGGGGGTCAATATTATTCATCTCAAACATCTCAAAGATATTCTGATTCTGAAACAAAACAAATTGAGTTGGTGGATGATACCATTTTTGCGGAACCAAAACAGACTTACCAAGTTAGATACCCTAGTAAAGATATTAACATTAGAGTTAAGAATCTTAAAACCGTTAATTTCTCTTAAAGATTTATTTTTAAAAAAAATCAATTATTTTTATTAAATGGATTATTTAATAGAATTATTTGATGCGATAAAAGGGAATAATGGGACTTGGGCCCAATGGTTTGTTATTAGTATAATTTTAAATATTAGAATATGGGTTGGGGTTCCAGTGTTTATTTATTATTTAAAAAAAATAATAAAAGAGGGTAAAAACAATACACTAAGAACATCAATAATGGTATTTCTATTAATCCAACTTATTGGTCACGAAATTGGTGTGGAAATTGTTGATAGAAAATTTGAAACCAAAAAATATAAGGTAGAATATGTGAAAAAAACTACAGATAATTTAGTGGTTGTTGTACAAGGTGCTAATAGTCCATTTAAAGATTTTGTTGAAAAAAACAAAACTCAAGTTGATATTATAAAATCTAGAGATGAAAATGGGTTAGGGTTTATTAAATCAAATAAATTTAAAAATAATACA